GGTGCGGATATAGTTAAAAGCGCAGACAACGCTGTAGATGAAAACGAGTGGTATCATGTAGCTGCTGTCAGGTCTGGTTCTGGAAGCAATAATACAAGTCTTTACTTAAATGGAACTAGAGTGGCACAGGCAACTAACACTGCAACACTAGGTGCATCTTCTGGCACTGGTCGAATAGGAAGTTACAGTGGCACTGGCGGAGATTTTAACGGGCATATTAGCAATATCAGACTTGTAAAAGGTACGGCTCTTTATTCTGGTGCAAGCATTACTGTACCATCATCTCCACTAACCGCAGTCACCAACACCAAACTCCTAACCTGCCAGAGCAATCGCTTCGTTGACAACTCTACGTCAGCACACACGATCACAGTAAGCGGCAACCCAGCGGTCTCAGCCTTCGGCCCCTTCCTGACCTCTTCTGTTTATGACGCAGGGGTGAATGGTGCGAGTGCTTACTTTGATGGTAGTGGGGATTGGTTAGTTGCATCAAGTGGATCAACAGATTTTGGGTTTGGCACAGATGACTTTACTATGGAGTTTTGGATTAATCCGAATACAGTAGGTTCGCAGACAGTGTTATCTATGCTTACATCCGCTAGTGATACTGCGCCGCATATTTATTTAGAAAACACACTTCGGTTTTATGATGGTGGTGGTGACCGTATCACTAGCTCAACAATCGCAGTGGGACAATGGTATCATGTTGCAGTTTGTAGGTCTTCATCTAGCACAAAGATGTTTATAAACGGAGTCCAAGCTGGAAGCACATACTCTGACTCAAACAACTATGGGACAAGCAAGCCGTGCGTTGTAGGTTCTTACTATAGTAGTGGTAGTGTCGTGACAGGTTCTACTACAAATAGCATCATATCTGATGTTCGCATAGTAAAAGGCACAGCAGTCTACACCTCCGCTTTCACCCCACCAACAGCCCCCCTCACAGCCGTAACCAACACCAAGCTCTTGCTAAACATGGCAGACGGTCAGGCAATCGACAGCGCAGCGCAGAACAATCTGACGTTGTATGGGGATGCTAAAATCAGTTCTACGCAGGCTAAGTTCGGTGGTACGTCTTTGGCTTTAGATGGTACTGGTGATTATGCAACTTTGCCCCCTAATTCACTAGATTTAGGCGCAGGTAATTTTACTCTTGAAAGCTGGGTCTACACTACAGTGACAGGTCAGAGGTGTGTCGTCGGCGCAGTTAGAAACTCCGATGGCTCCGGTTCATATATGCTAAATATTAACTACACTGGTGCGCAAGTTAGGTTCTTTTGTAGATACAATGGTGGTACAGTATTAAATTACACTGTAGGTTCTGGGGATTTCCCAACAAATGCTTGGACGCACTTGGCGGTAACAAGGAACAACCAACACAACTTTAGGTTCTTTCGCCATAGACAATGCTTCTCTTAACGGAAACATTTATTACATTGGCAGAACTACGGATGGTGCAAATGAATTTACAGGTTTTCTTGATGACTTTCGTGTAAGCAAAACCGCCCGTTACACCGCCAACTTCACACCGCCAACCGAACCATTCGCAGATAAAGGACAGTAAAGATGAAGATCGCAAGACTAGATGGATCAACGGTTGGTGAGATAGCTGACCACAAGACACTCTTTCCAAACGTGTCATTCCCCAGCACAGGCCCAGACGCAACATGGCTGGCAGCTAATAGCTGCGCAGAGGTCGTAAAGTTCTTGGCTTTCGATAGTTCAACGCAAAAGAGTGAGGGTACTGCTCCTTACTTGGATGATGGTAAGGTTTATACTCAACGTGTGGTTGACCTATCAGATGATGACCTTGCTTCTCGTACAGCCGCTTTGGAAGCAAGCAACCGTAGCCACCGTGACCGCCTACTGGCTGATACTGACTACATGGCCCTGACAGATGTGCCCATGTCTGCTGAGATGACAGCCTATCGTCAAGCTCTACGAGACATCACAAGCCACGCAAACTGGCCTAATCTAGCCTATCCTGATATGAATGGTGCTGGTGGTGATTGGCCTACTAAACCCTAATGGCAAGTATTACTGAAATCAGAGAGGCGGCAGAAGCAAGTTTGGTTACGTTTATCAGGCTTGTTGCTCCTCAACGTGTACTTGGTAACTGTCATGAGGACGTATGTAAATGGTGGACAAGGCAGGATGCTAAGACCCACCAGCTTCTTTTGTTTCCTCGTGACCACGGTAAGTCAGCTATGGTTGCCTACCGTGTTGCTTGGGAGTTAACAAAGAACCCTACCCTACGGGTGCTGTACATCTCAGCTACTTCTAACTTGGCCCAGAAACAGCTATCATTTATCAAGAATATCTTTGAGTCAGACATACATCAGAAGTATTGGCCTGAACACTTAAACAAAGATGAAAGTAAACGAGAGAAGTGGACAACATCTGAGATTGCACTAGATCACCCAGATCGTAAGAAAGAAGCTATCCGTGACCCTTCTATATTTACTGGCGGTCTCACTACTTCCCTTACTGGGATGCACTGCGACATTGCAGTTCTTGACGATGTTGTGGTATTTGAAAATGCGTATACTGGAGAAGGTCGTAACAAAGTTAAGTCTCAATACTCTTTGTTGTCATCTATTGAAGGTAGTGAAGCGAGGGAGTGGGTAGTAGGTACACGATACCATCCTAAAGATTTGTACTCTGACTTAATGAGTATGGAAGAAGACATCTACTCAGATAAGAATGAGATAGTAGGTAAAGAGTCAATCTACGAAGTTATGGAACGAGGAGTAGAGGACAACGGAGACGGTACAGGTGACTTTCTATGGCCTCGTCAGTTACGGAAAGACGGTAAGTACTTTGGCTTCGATATTAAAATCCTAGCTAAGAAGCGTGGACAGTACCTTGACCGTGTTCAGTTTAGAGCACAGTACTACAACGATCCTACGGACCCTGACAGTCAACCTATTGCTTACGAGAAGTTTCAGTACTATGATCGTAAACATATGACTCGTGAAGGTGGGCAGTGGCACTATAAGGGACGTAAGTTAAATGTTAGTGCAGCTGTGGACTTTGCTTACAGTGTCAGTAAACGTGCCGACTACACCGCCATTGTCGTCATTGGAGTGGACTCTGAAAATAACGTATATGTTTTAGACATTGACCGTTTTAAGACTGATAAGATTTCTGAGTACTTTCGTCACATCCTTGATCTTCTTAATCGTTGGGACTTCAGAAAACTACGGGCTGAATGTACAGCTGCTCAGTCAGCTATCGTATCAGAACTTAAAGACAACTACATCAAGCCGAATGGTCTTGCTCTTAAGATTGACGAGCACCGTCCTAACAGACACCAAGGTTCTAAGGAAGAACGTATTGCTGCTATCCTTGAGCCACGTTATGACAACTTACAGGTCTACCACTATCGAGGGGGTAACTGTCAGGTACTAGAAGAAGAGCTAGTATCCTACAACCCAGCACACGATGACTGTAAGGACTGTCTAGCAGCTGCTGTTGAAGTAGCAATCAAGCCAAGCAGTACAGTAAGACGTACACGCAGTCAAGATAATAATGTAGTATTCCACCCAAAATTTGGTGGTGTTGCATTTTAGCACTTGACATAAAATTTACAGTGTGTTATTATTAACACATAAGCTAGACTAGGAGTCGAAATGGCTGGCACTACTATTGACATTGAAAGCATTATTAATCCACATGCACTAGCTGTGGATATTGCTGATCGTTGGTCCACTTGGAACAGTGCTCGTTCTTCTAAGATTGAAGAATGGAAAGAGTTGCGTAACTATGTTTATGCTACTGACACCCGTACTACAAGTAACAGTAAGTTGCCTTGGTCTAACTCTACTACTACTCCTAAGCTAACTCAGATTTCTGACAACCTTCATGCTAACTATTTTTCTGCCTTATTTCCTCAGAAGCGTTGGTTTCGTTTTGAAGCATCTGACAGCGACTCAGACATAAAGATTAAACGGGACATTATTCAAGCGTACATGCAGAATAAGTTAAGTCAGTCAGACTTTGTAAACACTACAAGTAAACTAATCAATGACTACATCCAGTACGGTAACTGCTTTGCTACTGTTGACTATCAACGTAAGGTAACTGAGTTTGAAGATGGTGATCGTGTAGTTAACTACGTTGGTCCTAAACTTGTTCGTATTTCCCCGTTTGATATTTGTTTTAACCCAATAGCTGCTGAGTTTGCAGATACCCCTAAGATCATTCGTTCTGTCTTGACCTTGGGTGAAGTGCAACGTATGGTTGATACGTCTGTTGATAAAGAGTATATGTCTGACATCTTTAATAAGATGCTAGGTAACCGTGGCGCAGCTAAGGGTAACGACATTGACGTAAATAA